ACTAGGTAAGTATATAGCTCATCTCCGGTCATAGGAATAGTTTTTCCTTGGTATTCACTGTCTAGGAAGTTTGGGTAATTTTTATTAATCTTTCCTTCTTTTATATATTCTGGGGTTAAGTTACCATAAGCATCAACAATGCCCAAGTCATAAAGACCATCTAAACTCACCATATCCATTGGAGTTAAAGTCTCATTGTTTTGGAGTTTAGCAAGAAGTTTTTTATCTTCATCTGTTAATTGACCTCTTTGATCAAATATTCCTTCTTTTAAATCACCATATCCACTTGATTTGTATTTACCTTTTAGTTCTTTTGGTTCTCCAAGACCAGGTACATCCATTTCAACACCTACACCTTTTTCACCAAACATACCATTTTTAGTATAGTAAATAGGATCTTTAGCTAAATTTTTAAGAACAATATCACGTAGTTGTTGTTCTGTCTTCTTAGCATTTTTAGGATCTTTCATCTCACAATAGTATCCTTTCATAATCTCACCGAAGATTTGATTATCAGGATTTTTCTTATCAGTACGATCAAAATTATGTTGAAGTTTGTCTTCTACTTGTTGAGAAACTTTTTTAATTTCGGCGTTAGGATCGTTATCGTTTTTCTTACGAGCTTCCCCTAGAAAATTATCAAAGGCTGTTTCGTATGTTTCTTTTTTACGAGAAATAGTGTTAATAGGTTCTATACCTACTATGTTTTCACTGATAATTCCCTTGTTTTTAAGAATTTGTGAGGTTTCGGTAAATGTTGCAGCATTGCGAACATAGTTAGGAAACATTTGTTTTGCTTCCTTCAAAAACACATCTTTGTGTCCTTTACCTTCTTTGATTAATTTATATTGGTCTTGTAAGGTTTTCATTCTTTTTCTCCTTTAAGTAATTGTTTAATATCTTTTATATAATCTAAAATTAAATCTGTTGATCTAATAATAGCATATGATCCTGGGTTGGTGTTGTAGTATTCTATTGTTGAGTTTTTAGCATTTGAGATTAAAGGAGATAAGTTGTTAAGTTCATCTTCAATTTTACCAAATATATTAATTCTTTCTTGTTGGAAATCTTCTGCTTCTCCCTCGTATAATTTCTTAACTTCTATTCCTGATCCTTTTATTTTTTTAGGAACAGGTTTCCATCCTAATTTATAGTAATAAATATTCTTAGTTCCCTTAGAATTAGTATTTTTTTTAAATGCTCTTGGTGTAGCATATTGAGCGCCCGTTCCGGGGGTGAAAGAAGCACCACCTTGAGAAGTTGCAGATTGTTCTTTTAGGTCAGAATATTTTTTAAGTAAACGAGAAAATCTATTTCTTAATGATTTACCTAATTTTAATAGTGGTTTTAATTCTGGTAAGTTGGTTGATTTATTAAAACTGTTTAGTTTTTCAACCACTTTGTCTATATCAGTGTATAGTCTCTTAAGATTAGGTTTATACTCAACATCCCACGTAATAGTTTGAGTTTCGGGGTCTACGCCGGATTTTGTGGTGATAAAGTCCTCAGCTTCTTTAAGTGATTTAAAGACAGATATTATTTCTTCTTTAAACTGTTTCATGTACTGTTTCTAATTCATTTATTAAATCACAATATTGAAGAAGATTAACTAAACTACTATCACTTACTTTATTTAAAGTTTGTTTAGCGTCTATTAAAGATATTATTTCATTTATTTTAATCTGTGTTACTTTATCTTTAACATTTTTATTAATGTTAGTAAGAGTATTTTTAACCTCATTTAATTTAGTTAAATAAAATTCTTTTAGACGTGGTTTATTATCTATAGAATAAATAACTTCCTTTAGAATTTCTTTTTGGGGTGTAGTTAAATTTTCATATTTCCCATTAAATTTTTCAAGAAGTATTCTATATGTTAACATTTTAACATCCTTATCTTCTTTACTAAGTTCTTCCAAAACACTATTTCTAACAGAATTTTCAGTGATTGGGGCTGCTGTAAGATGTTCTAAAATAGTTACTTTGTTAGAGATAATATATTCAGGGTTTACACCTTTTTCAACATTATATATTTCCAAAAGAGTATAGAAGGCAGCATGTACCTTATAGTGAGGAAGTTTATGGTTAAAAAACTCATTTATATTGTAGTGTTCTTTTAACTCACTAATCAAATTATATTTTTGTTTTTTAATTAACCTACGATTGAGGGTTTTAGAAGATTCAATTAAAGTATTAATTGTAATGTCAGCTCTAGTCTCAGTTAAACTGGTTTTGTTAAGAAGATTTTCATACAATCTGTATTCTTTGCCTAATTCAGTTTTAACAAAATACTTTTGTAAAAGGGTTTTGATTGGGGAGTCTTTACCTTCGAGTGTGTCTGAGGTAATTTGTCTTACTAGGAGCTCAAAAAGGATTCCAGTATTCTTATACTTTGAATGTTTAATTTTCATCCTATAATAGGGTTTACTTATAAATATATAAAAAGATATTAATCTCGTATTTTATCTTCATCTAACAATGATCCTTTTTTTTCATCTTTTTCAAATACCATACGTTTACTAGTAGGGATTTTATCGATGATTGCCTTTTCTTTCAATGAAAGTGGGGATCCGCCCTTATATTGTGGTTTTATAGAATCAGAAGAATCATTATCTTTTTTCATTCCTAAATTTCCTATTCTATCTTTACCAAAAGCGTTATCTTGAGTATTTCTTCCAGATACTTTTTCTTTAGGACGTCCTAATGATTTTTTCTCATCTGTATCGTATCCATCGGGAACATTTTTAGGTTCAGAATACATTCTTTCTTTACCATATAATGAAGCTAAATCATGAGGTGTACCATAAGATTTACCTGTTTCTAAAGGATCGTTTCCTTCATTTTCGATTTGAGTTATTCTAAATTTACGTTTGGAATCTTCTCTAATCAAATCTCTAAACTCATCATATTGATCTTCACTCATATGGAAAAGGTGATCGTAAATGAAATCAGTAGGAAATAATTTTTGATCCATCATTTGAGAAGCTAAGTCCATTTTTTCTTTCATTAATGCAACTCTTTCTTGATCATAAATGATTGAAGGAGTGGTTAATGTAAGTTTAAAATTTGACAAACTTTCATCTCTATAACCTTGTGAATATAAATGAACTAAAGCAATTTTATTTAATTCAGAAACAAATATTCTTTGAATACGTTCAATTGTACGAGCAAATCTAATATCTTCAGCTGCTAAAGTTGCTTTACCTGTTAGATCTTTTTCATATCCTAAGAAGGCTTTTGGTACTTTAAGAGCTGCAAATAGTTTATCTCTTAAATATTCAACATCCGTAATACCATCATATTGTAATCCACCTAAGGTGTCGATTTGGGTTGCTTGATCATTTCCTCTTACTGGGACATAGAAATCTTCAAGTAGATTCTGCATGTTATACTTGAGGTTATAATCGCCCGTTTGTTGGTCAATGTAGGGTGTGCGTTTCATGTTTGAAATTGTTTTCTGCATGAAGTTTTCTACTTCGGCAGGAGCAATATTACCAACATTAATTTTAAATACACGTTTTTCAGGAGCACGAACAATTCTATGAATTAACATAGCATCTTCCATTAACGAATATTGTTTAAATAGTTTACGAGCAGGTTCGATGTAACTTCTTCCATATGGTAAAAAGTTTGTATCTGTTAACAAGCGGAAATGAGCCATTTCATAGTTATCAAACAGTATTGAACCTGCTTGAGTATCGTTACCAGGTACATTATAGTAACCACTTGAAGGTGATACACCTTCAGGGTCAAATCTAAATCTTATTGAGGCGGGGTTATCTTTATCATACCCTTCTTGTCTTTCAATATGATATGCTGTATAAGGAATAACATTATAAACACCAAATTTTTCAGCAATTTCTAATTTTAAGAAAAAATCACCATATTTACACATTTGTCTAACCCACATCCATAAGTTAAATTCTACATTTAATACATCATAAAATAGATTATATAATATTTTTTGGATGTCCTCATTTGAACTTCTAATTTGAAGCACTTCGCCCATATCATTTTTCAATGTTGATTCATCTGCTATAATATCAAGTGAAGATGCAATAATAGCATCTGTATCCATTACATCATACTCTGAGTATAATTGGGTTCTTAAATATTGATAATTTAAGTTAAATTGTGCTCCGTACAATGAAGTTGGAGCTGAGGAGTAGACTTTGTTAAATCTGTCTACTAGAGCATTTGTTTCATACTCTCCACTAGATTGGATATGACCCGAATCTATGGTTTTAATTTGATTACCCCCAACGTTTCGTATTACTACGTCGGTAGAAAATAATCTCCTTAATCTTGTAAATACACTTTTATCCGCCATTTAATATATAATTATTGTTTATAAATATGGTTATAATAACCAACTAATATCTTCTTTGCCACCCTTGTCATTATTCATACTGTATGGGTTTTTTACTTGTTGATTGTAACCACTACCATAACCACCTTGATAAGGTGTTCTATTAACTGTCATATTACTTAATGACTGTTTTGTTAAATCAATTCCTCTTTGTTTAAATTTTAATGCTGTATCTCTAACATACATTCCCATTCCAAAAGCCATTACTAAATCATCATTATATCCAGTTTGTGCTTCTGCTCTTCCATTTTTCCAAATAAAAACTTTCATTTCTTCAATTAACCTTCTAGATTGAATTGTCACTCCTTTATCACTAATGTATTCTTGAAACTTACCTATAATCATAGGTCTTGTTTTAGATGACATAGTAAAACCTGCTACTTTTTTGGAATTATCTTCATATTGGTCAAAATACGAATTAGCATTGGCTTCTCCACTCTTTTGTGAATAGTAAAGGTTAGAATAATTTCTATCTATTGCTACTTGTATAGTCGCCCATCCTATGTTAGCGTTTTCAATTACAAGTAAAGCTTCATTATATTCTGATGCTAGACCTACTAATAAATGACCAAATT